GGAAACCTAAATCAATAGCATGGCCACCAGCGCCGCCAGGCGCGCCAGAAGTCGATGAACCACCTGGGCCACCGCCACCACCAAATGCTCGGATAGATCCGTTATTCACAATAGTTACTGTGTCGCCCGATGCGAAGGTACCTGTCCTTAATGCAGCAGTGGCTGTGGTAGTTGAACCTATGTTGCCACTAATAGTCAGCGTTATATCAGACTTGCCTGCATCATAAGTTGGCCCGCGATTATCATAGATAACGTAGTTAGTCGCGTTTGTTACCGCAATCGGTATAACCACTCGCGCTGATGTGCCGTAAAAATCAGCGATTGATATTTCACCACTCGCCGGAACTCCAGCAGCAGCGCTGTAATACTCGGATAAACCAATCGGGTTTGTTCCACCAAACTCGGTTTGAATATCGTCTAGGGATAATGCCCCTGAGCCTGGTAATGCCATTAGATTGTTCCGTAAGCTGTTACGTCACCAGTCACTGTTAGATTGCCAGAAGCGTCTAACTTCATTTTGTTGGTGCCGCTAGTTGCAAAGTACAACACACCCGCTGATTCGGTTATTGTCCAGTCACCCAGATCTACTGTTGTTGCAGTAATGGTACCATTAACCTCTAATGCGGTAGAAGGTGAAGTCGTACCAATACCAACGTTGCCAGTAGGGTCGATACGCATACGTTCTGTAGCTGAAGCACCAGTATCTTTTGTCTTGAATATTATATTTGAGACAATACCAGCAGTTGTTGTTCCTGTAGATCCTGCAATTATTTCTAAATTATTACCAGAACCTGCACCTTCTACTCTATGGCGAACCGCTTCATTATCTGTTCTAATTTCTAGAAAACCACTTTCTTCACCAGCATCATTGTTGGTGTCAGCATTAATTAAAATAGAGGATTCACCTGTGTTACTAACAGTCAAACCATCAGCAGTTACAGTACCTGTTACATCTACGCCTGTTGCTGTTGTGGCTAGTTTTACTGAACCAGCATAAGAAATATCCACACGATTGGCGTCATAAGTCCTTATAGCATCTTGCCAACCACCAGCCCCATTTCCAACCTGCAAATTAAAGTTATCAGATGCTCGTATATAGAGGTCGCCAGTGCCATTATCAAGAATAATACTGTGACTACCATCGTGATAAATCTGCAAGTCATTACCAGCACCAAAGAGAGCTTTGTCGCCATCACCAAAGTTAACATCATTGCCGTTAGTGTCTAAATCACCACCTAACTGTGGGGTAGTATCTTCCACAAGGTTTTGTAAATAGTCAGTTGCAGCAGTTGTAGCAGCGGTACCCAAGCCGAGATTGGTGCGAGCCGCAGATGCGCTTGCCAAGTCAGATAGGTTGTTAGCAGTAAGTAAAGCACCAGATAGTGAGGCATACGCCGCCACCCATGACGATCCTTCATATACTTTCATTACATTATCAGTAGTATTGAAGTATAAAGCCCCAGCTACTAAAGCATTCCCGTCATTATCAAGAGTTGGATCAGAGGTTTTCGTTCCTAAGTACCTGTCATCAAAACTATCAAGCGCTGCCAGGGCCGCATCTTTAGCCGCGTCAGCAGCAGAAGCACTATTACTTGCAGCAGTTTCGCTGTTACCTGCGTTAGTCTCTGCTAACTCTGCTGCTGTCTGAGCTGTCTGTGCATCAGTTGCTGCTGTACTAGCAGTTGAAGCAGATGTTGAGGCGTTGTTTTCGCTTACCAATGCAGCAGCAGCGCTTGCAGCCGCAGCAGAAGCCTCATCTGGCGCGTCCTGGATAGCAGTAATGTTACTAGCGCAAGTGTTTACGTCAGCGATACTTGCTGAAACAGTGCCAATATCAGTGCCGTCAGCAGCCACTGTATTAATGTTTGTAGCGTTACCAGCGACACTTGTTACATTGGCGTTTATCCCTGCTACTGTATTGACGTTGGCAATGTTTGTGGCGACTGTACCAATATCGGTTTCGTCAGCGGCTACTGCATTAATGTTCGTAGCATTATTAACGACACTTGTTACGTTAGCGCTTATTCCAGCTACTGTATTGACATTGGCGATATTGGTTGAAACTGTACCAATATCGGTACCATCTGCTGCCACTATATTAATGTTACTTGCGTTACCAGCAACAGCAGTCACATTGGAACTAATCCCAGCAACAGTGGTCACGTTGCCGCTAATACCAGCAACAGTCTGGATTGTATCAGTACCTTCAGTACCATCTTCAATATCAGCAAGCGTAGCAATATCAGTAGCAATATCAGCCAGGGTTGTAACATCTGTGCTGTCTGGGCCTGCTTCTGGATTACCAGTTGTCGCGTTGAACTGAAGGTACTTACCCAGGCGATCTGCTTTAGCTGGCATGATGGCGCTGCCGTAAACATCAAAGCTATCAAAGCGCAATGTGCGGTCAAACTTTTCATCAAGCTGCTGCACCATGATAACGTCACTATCAAGCTGCTCATTAAGGCTAGATGCCAATAAGTCACCAGCCGTAACGAAATCAGTTGTACGCGACAATTCGCGGCCACCGATAATGGTTAGCACATCTGAGCTAATAAGCGCTGTGCCGCTGCCTGAGCCTGTTAGAGAGACACTACCAGTACCATTAGCATTGATTGATACAGTGTAATCAGTAGTCAATGTCAGCAGTGTAGTGTTCTTATACACCACAATGTCGGTATTAGTTAAAATGTTAAACGTAAACGCAAATGGCCCAGTGCCGGTATTCCCGGTAAACTGAACTCTGCGAGTCACTGGATTAATTGGTATATCAGCCATATCTGCGTCCTGTTATTTGGTTGTATTTTAATCAGTTATTTACTAATCTTCAAACATGTTACTTAAATCTGGCGGTCTATCTGGCTCTGTTTTACCAGGTCGCCACCAATAATCTTGCCCTAGTTTTCTGTCTCGTCTTATTTTTCTGCGAATTTTTGAACTGTAATCTGGATCAGCCCAATATTGCATTTGGTCATAAAGTAATCTTTCACCTGCTAGTCTGGTATACCATAATGACGAGCCAGGCGTGTACCTACCAGCAAACTTAATAGCCTCGCCAGCGGCGTTAGTTTTTTCGTCTCTGTTTAATTGTGCTAAATTGCCAAAAGTTAAATCAAGAAGGTCAGAAAAAAACGAAAAGACTGGCCCAGCTATTGTTTCACCTAAAGTCATGTCATATTTACTCGTGGACGATCCAAGAGCAAAATCAGTAAAAACACCACCGCCACCACCTTGTATAAAAGCTGCGCGCCAAAATTCACCAGTATTCATTGGCATCGGGTCTTTCCCTCTGCTTATTTGCTTTAGTTGGTAAGCAAGCGCGCCCATTAACGTAGTGCTTATAATTAGATTTGCTAGGTGTTTATATTTTCTGCTTCTGCCTTTTGTTGTAGTAAAAGCGGGCCAAAGCCAAGTATTCCATACCGCAAAACTAAAACTTTTATACATAGCAAAACTGTTCAATACCTCACCTCTAAAAGTACCGCCAGCTTGGTCGCCTTGTAAAAACGCTCGACCTTCAATACTTGTCGAGGGAACAGCTTTGTTTGTCTCTTGATTAATTGCGGTTAATATTTTGGTTGCTAACTTAGTGCCAGCGCCTTTTGGTAAATCTGCCCTTTGCTCTAAATTTTTTACGCTGAAAAATTCTGCGCCTTTATACTCCTCAAAAGGAGTTGCGCGTATAATATCCCATTCGGCCTCGTCTATTCCTGCCCGCTCTAAACTTTCTTTTAACATTGGTTCTTTCTTGCCAATCTCTTTCCATGTGTACTTGCTAGTGTCAGCAAGTGTACCAAAATATTGCACGCCAAAAGCGCGCCTGCCAGCGTAAGTAAGTGGAGAAAGAATTGATACTCGCATAGTAAAATCAGCTAACCGCTTAGTAACTTCTGGCCCGGTAATATCACCAACATATCGCTCTAAAGTAGCGGCGACTGTTGTAAATTCGTCAGCGCTAATACCTAAACGAGTTGCTAACATTTGTCGCTCACCCAAACCTAAGCCCATTAGGTTTTTTAAATAATCACTAATAATGCTCGTTTGTGGTAAGCCATTCATTTGCCTAGCTAGTCTTTGAAAATTTATATCGGTAATAGCCGCAATCGAGGCAGACCCAAGTTGAGCCGACTGTAATACTTGACGCAATCCAGCGATCCCTGCGGGAATACCATTTCCAGATATCCCAGAATAATTACCAGACATAATATTGTAATAAGTCTGTATATCTTCTGATATTTTTTGCGCTCTTAGTATGCTTTTTGCATCGCCCTTTACATTAGCTTCTTTTAGCATTTTCTTTTTAAGAAATTCCATAGTTGCCTTTGGGTTCGGCCCTAAACGCTCAAGAATAGCAACATCACGTGACAGTGCTTCTACATGTGAAACCATTGTGTCAAAGGCATTGGACTCACCAAATTTATTTTGGTACTCCATCCAAGAATCTACGTTTTTAAACTTTAAAAACCTGTGATCTGTTTTTCTTGTGGCAAAACTTCCTGCTGTATATTTCATTGGATCAATACGATTAAAGCACTTGGTAAT